GTAGATCCTTGCCTTGATTTGGTAGTTGATGATCTCCGCGCCTTGAACGGTCAGGCGATCTGCAACCGGTCGGCGGTCGTCGTCGCTGAGATAGGCCTTCACTTTGTCGAGCAGTGCCTGTGACGCTGTACCGTCGCCCAGCACGGATTGCACCGTTACCACAGCCTCGGCCGGCGCCGGACTTTCCGCGGTGGCATCGGCGACCTGACCGTCAGCAGAGCGAGCGTGGAAGATGTAGCTGTTGCGCGGGCCGGCGGTGCTGAGGCCTTCCCATGCCATCTGTGCACGCTCGCGCAGGCTGTCGTCGCTTTCCATCAGCTTTGGGATTGGCGGTACGGCTGTCGGGTTTGCAGCTTGAATAACCAGGCGCTTCACGTTGAAGTTGGCGGCGAGCTGTTCGAGGTCGGTGCCCTTGGCCAAGGCGAGCATATTGGCGACGGAGGCTTCATTGACCCGCTGACGCCAGATGGTTTCGCGGTAGGCGTTTTCCTCAAGCAATTTGGTCAGTGGCTCCGACTCCATGTTGAGGCGGGCGGCAATCTCGGCCTGTTGCTCGACCGGCCACAGGCTGATGGCGTAGGCCTTGCGCTCGGCGAGGATCTGTTCGTAGTCGATCTGTTCGACGATCTGCGGCGCAGGCAACTGGCCGAGGTCGATGGCTACAAACGTATTCATACACTGCCCCCCAGTTGCAGAGGGACGCTCAGGCTCAGCGGCTGATTGTTGTCGACGATGGTGCCTTCAAACTCAAGCGACGCCTGACCCTGAAGGTTTGCACCGATGAACTGGATACGGCTGAGGCTGATGCGGGTTTCCCAGCGCATCAGGGCCATTACGGTGGCGGCGTAGACCTGCAAGCGGGTGAAGTCGTTAAACGGCTGATCGACCAGCTCGGGGAGCAGGCTGCCGTATTCGCGGCGCATGACGCGGGTGCCGATGCGGGTAGTCAGGATGTCGGTGATGGACTGGGCGATGTGTTCGACCATGCCGAGGGCTGCGCCGGTTTCTCGGTTCATTCCGGTTTCCCCGTCTTCGCGCCGCCAGGCATGACACCGCCGTGCAAGTGCTTCACCAGACTGATGCCGGCCGCGATGACGTCTTCGGACACGGTAACCTTGCCGGTGATGTTCTGGTTGCCGGTCTGGGTGTAGTCGCCCTCATGGGTGATCGGGCCGACGATGTGGATGCCGCCGCTGCTGATCAGGTTGGTGGTGCCGCCTTCGGTCAGTGTGGCGTTGAGGTGGTGCGCGACGCTGTCGTATTCGATGACGGTACCGTCGCGGTAGGTGCAGCGGTGAAGACCTTCGCGGCCGCCATTTGCTGGGATGTTGTCGCTGAACAGGCCGGTCAGGACGATGCCGTTGCCGAGCTGGCCGGAAGGGCTGAACAGGATGACCTGCTCGTCGATGGTGGGAGGGTTCCACTCACGGTCGGCGCCGGCCCGGGGGGCAATCCATGGGAGCCAGCCGGTGGTGAGGGTTCCGGTTTTGACCTGCACACGCGGGGGCCTCATCTGGACGGCAGCGATGGTGCCGAGGCGGATGAGGTTTTCGATCAGGCGGGCGAGGGTGGCTAAGTCGTTCATGGCGCCGATGGTGGCGCCACGCGCGTGGGAGTGCAGCTTTGTAGAGTTGTAAAACTAAGCCCTACAGGCTTTCTATTTCGTACTTGGTTTGGGGGCCTTTGGCTGGCGCGGAGGCTTAGCAGGGATTCTCTGAGCTATAGATAAAACATCTTTTCCACTAACCACCGTTCGATAAATGAACTGTTCAAGGGTGATCAATAAGGTTTGAAACTCTGGGTATGCTGGAGACCAAGCACGGTGGGCTGCTGCACTGCCTGCATCTATCACCACGCTTAAAGTCTGTGACTCAGTTTCTCCAATAAAACCATCTTCACGCAGCCGCTTTACCTTTTCTTCTAATGGTAAGGAAGGATGGATTTTTAAAATTTCCGTGGTGCGGTCGAATGCGGTACGCAAACCTATTGCCGCAAGAATGAATGACCCGTGTTCATACGCTTGATACATCTCGTTCAAGATCGAAAAAAGTTGGGGGTCAATTTGCGCAATCTTCCATACCCAGTCAGGCTTATCGCTTTTCTTTTCTGGAGTTGGATAAGTCGTAATGGTTTTGGGGTTGAAAGTTACCTCCTCCCCTGAAGCGTTGTAACCGATGTCCCAGTCCTCGGAGGACCAACTGCTTTCATGAAAAAAGACTTCTTTGCAGCCACAACACTGCGCTAGTTTGTAGTCGCTTTGCCCCCATTGTTGATGACTTCCATCAGACCAACTCCATGGCGACTCAACCTCACCGTGGATGTAGCAGGTCCTATCCCCATTGCATCGGGGGCAATGCGCCTGAAAGGTTTTAAGCATGATTTGAGAAGCTCCGTCTGGCTATACAGTCCTTGCTGTTGTTCAGCTAATGCTCAAAGCTCTTTTACCCGCTTTCAGGTTGGAAAGGAAATTTTGGCCTTCGGTGATTAGATTGTTTGAGTTAGGTGATTAAGCAGTTCATCCCGAATCAGCTCAAGGTCAGCATCAGTGAAACCGAGTAGTCCCCTTTGTTCATACTGGACATCTGGTGCACCACGTTCTGCCCGATCCTTTAAACCGTATTGATGCACCCGAGCAATTCGGGCAATTCGACCGGTGAATCCGACGCTGATAGCACTCCCGTCGCCTTGCACCTTGAGAAAACTTGCCGTTCGCAGCTTCTGAAACATTTTCACTTTCCGCTTCACTCGGCCCTGTTTACCGCGCAGGTTACGTTGCTTGCGCGGCGCGTACTTGCTGCCATCCGGGTTCTGCTGGGCAATGATTCGTTGCTGTTGGCTGCGGCGCAACGCCTGGCCAACGCTGCGGGCTAACTTGTTGCGCGATGCCGTCTCAAGCTGCCCGAGCAATCCCGCCGCCCAATCCTCCAGCGCTTCCAGTCGGTTGGTCATTCCGGCACTACCCACTCGCTACCTGTTCCTTGGGCGCCCGGTATCCAGTTCGGGTCGAGGAAGTTGGCAGCCCGTTGCGGCTCGCCGGGATGGCGGATGGTGGTGTTGCCCTGATCGTCCTTGCCCACCACGACACGCTCGGTCAGCGGCAGTGTCAGGCTCATATCCACTTTGCTGTTGTCGAGAATGTCAGCCTCAAACTGGATGCCTTCAGCGGCCTTGCTCAGATTCTCCAGCAGCTCGGACTGGTGAACACTCAGCCAGCCCAGCAAAGGCAACATAACGCTGTCGGGGTGGCCGGCGAAGTCGGTAAGGATGACCTGCAGGTCGAAGCTGTACTCGAACGACAGCGTCTGCGCGGCGGTGCAGCGGATCTTGCCATTGTCGATGAAGATCAAAAGTCGGTCGGGGTTGTGCTTGAGTTCGGCCACGGTGGCGAGCAGGTGCGCTTTCAGGCTGTCGGGCTTGTTCATGGTCGGGCCTGCTGGTGTTGGTAAACCATGTCGACCTGGCTCGCACAGTCTGCCCACGCGGCCTCGACGCGATCCTGATCGGTCAGCTGATCGCCGTTACTGCGTGGGCTGGTCGCCGGCAGCGTGCACGGCACCACGGCCGGACAGCCACTGACGATAAGCGTCGGCGCCGGTGAGGGCGGGGCGCTCGCGCAGCCGGCGAGCAGCATTAGGCAAAGGCTGGACAGCCCAATTGCGTAGGTCGACGTTTTCACGTTTCAGAGCCTCGATGGTGAGTTCGCGCTTTGCCAGGCCTTGGCGCAATTGATCCTGTTGCGCGCGCAGGGTGGCCTGGGCGTTGCGTTCCTGTTGCAGGGTGTCGCGCAACGCGTTGGCATTGGAGAGGTTGCGTTCGGCTTGTTCTTGGGCGCGGCTGGCGTCTTGCTCGGCCAGTCGGGTGTCCTTGTTCGCCCCGCTGATGCGCAGCTCCTGGCTCCAGATCAGCAGCCCCAGCGCTGCAAGCAATGCCACACCGAGCAAGGCCTGCCGCAGGACGCTCACGCCCGGTACCAGCCGAGCTGATTCATGTCGCCGATATCCAT